ACTAACCGCGACGTGGCGAGGCCTTGATGCCTACCACGCTCAAGTACGCCGGTCCCTGTCCCGATCACGTTCGGCATTACCACGCCTGCAATCACTGCAAGGCGCTGCGCGAACGTAAGAGAGCGCGGGTGCGTTCCGTTGAACCCAGATACCAGATTTACAGCGGCCTTCACTGGCCGGCGCCGGACTTCTCCTGCGGAGACTGCCCTGCGTGGGGAGAGTTTTTAGATAGGGAAAAGAAAACGCCCGGTGGTGGAAGTCCATCCGGGCGTCTTGGGACGTAGTGAGCTTGCTGTGGAAGCAGCTCAACTATGAACTTAGTTCGATCGGACTTCAAGGTGGCGACCGGAATACGCAGAACCTGATGGCTGGCGCGCTTATCGGAGCGGCGCGCAGCTACCCCACCCGCCAGTGGGAGTAGCAGAGAACGGGCGAACATGGGCGATTGAGGTAGAGCCGAGCAGCCGCGCTCAGGACGAGCAAGCTGGACCGTGAATACCGGACATCAGGATCAGGCGGAGAGGAGAGCTTTCGGAGTGCAGGCGCAGGTAGCGTCCATGCGCGCTCCAGGATGAGGTGTGTCTTGCCGATTTGCCACTGTGGAAGTTCTGTCAGAGAGCACGACAACGAGCGGGCTGATGGTTTGTACGAAGTGGTCTGGAAGTGCCTGGCATGCGGTCGTCGCGAGGTGGCTCGTCGTGGAGTTCGAGAAATCCCCACAGGCAGCAGGGCACGTCGCTCCACTGAAAGCTCTCTGGGTGCTGAAGCAACAGAGAGAGTAGCTGTTCCATGGGCTTGACCATCGTGAATAGTGTATCACATGAGTAATACAGCAAGGTTTATGCCGCAGAGGCTGGGTCAGTCGCCGCATCGCAAGTATCGAAATCAGCCAGTTACTGTCGACGGCTACAAATTCGCCAGCAAGGCAGAAGCCCGAAGGTACGGCGAACTGCGATTGCTCGAGTTCGCAGGGCACATCATCAATCTTGAGCTCCAGCCGAAATTCGTGTTTGAGTTCCAGGGCGTCCGAATCGGAAGCTACAAGGCAGACTTCCGCTATTTGCTCCCGCATTCACCGACCCCGATCGTGGAGGACGTGAAGTCACCCGCTTCCAAAACGCAGGCTTACGAGCTTCGCAAGAAAATGATGAAGGCCTTCCATGGCATTGAGATACGCGAGGTCACATGAGCTGCAAGCACTGCCCCACATGTAGCACGCAGGGTCAAATCTACGATTCGCGTCACACGAAAGACTATGTTCGTAGACGATACAAGTGCAGGGCCTGCGCGCTCCGCTGGTCAACCGTGGAGTTCTTTATTCCTGAAGATGCACATGATGTGCAGGGGTTTCTGAAACAGAAGGGCATATCTGCCGCACGCGAAGCCCTCGCACCACTACGGGCAGTGCTAGATTTGAATGTGCCATGAAAGATACGCTGCGAAGGTGAAAACCTCGCTTGCGATAGTCTTTTTCTTGCTGTCGCTGATTGCAGCGCGCGCCGAAGCCGCCAATTCGTGGAACGAGCGCGATCTGAATTGGGGTCCGCCGACCGCATGCTTCGACGGTGATACGGACCTGACTCACTGTCAGGTCACCGGCTACAAGGTTGAAGTCGCGGGATCCTGCACGGCCATTTCATGGAACGTGCTCGCGACGGTTGGCAACGTGACGACCTACCATGTCACGAACCTGAAGCCGGGAAGCTACTGCTTCCGCACTCGAGCCATCACGACCGGCGGTGAAGGCGATCCTGCACTGACGATCCCCGCATCAAGGACCGTCGTCACTTCGCCGCAGCCGGTCAAAGCCGGGCCGCCTGGCGCCACTACCGTCTCCTGAAAGGCCTCCATGCGAATCCATGCCGCACTGCTGCTCATTGTCCTTTTCGGGGCATGGATGACATCCGGGGCGGTTCAGGCAGCCGATGCGCCGGCCGCGGGCTGCTGGCCGAAAGATACGCCACCAGTGATCCGCACGAATGCGGAAGGCTTTGCAGCGGTGTGGGGCTGCAAGGGAAAGTACGCATGGGTGGTGACGGGATTCGTGGGCCGCTGGTCCGAGCTCGCGCCGGCTGAAGTCACCAACGCAGCCTTCGGCAAGCTCATGAGCGATGCGACTGACGCTGAGAAGCTCGCCGCGTGGAGTCGCTACATCAACACCACATGGGACTCCGCGGGATACGCAAGCCTTCAGCCGCTGCGCCTGTCGGCGATCGAGGCACTGGGGCTCGTGAATCCCGCATATCGCGTCAAGGACAACGCCCTGAGCACGACGCGCCCAGTCTATGCGTACAACGCAGACGGACGCATCAAGACCGAAGTGAAAGGCGAGCGCATCGCCGATAACGCCACATGTGATTGCGCCTACAAGGCAATCGAAGAGTCGGGCGGCCTCTACTGCGCTGTGAAGCTCGAAAGGGTCGCGCTGTGTGTACCGCGCTAGAACGGGCGGCTACAAGCTTTGTGCGTGCGGAAGTCAGATGGGGTTTAATGCTGAGCGCTGCCGCGAGTGCTACTACGCGCGAGACGGCTATTACCGCGCACCGCTTCAGCCCAGGACGGCGAATCGCATCAGCCCCATGTACATCGAGTGTTGGGGGATCGGACCTGTGAAGATCTCGCCAAAACCGAGAGCGAGATGAGCGGTCGTCGCAAACTCTCCAATGCTGGTCGCGAGTTCATCATCCACTCAGTGACTCGCCGCCGTGAGCTGGAACGCGCATTGAGCATGCTGCCGACAAATAAGGTCCTTGCCGACGAATTGGGCGTAAGCGAGCGCTGGATTATCGCGATCGTGCGAAAGCACGCACGGGTAGAAGTTTCACGTGGAACTGAAAATAGTTCCCATACTTCCTAACACCTGAACAATTCTCGATGCTAAATAGATAGCCCTCTGCGATCGGAGGGCTGATGAAACTCTGCGACATCCTCAAGCCGAAGAGGCCGAGGCCGAAGAAGTGAGCGCAAACCGGATATTCCTGGTGTGCTCGCATCATCCGGCAATCGAGGACGCATTTTGTATCGGTGATCGCGCGGTAGGTGAGGAGCAGTACACCGCTCCCAGCAATAAGCGCATGGATGACTGGTACCTGAAGCACATGGCCTGTGGCCGTGGCTTCGATCACTTCCAGCTTGCCTACCATCGCCCCCAGGATCACGACCTGCCCGCCGCGGCGGATCCGATCAAGGCAACTGTGCGCCTCGAGATCGCAAAGGCGGGGCTCCAGTGATGGAAGTCATCAACGGCCCGATCCGCATGATGCACGACCGGATCCTGCTCAAGCCGATGGACTGGGACGGTAAGGATGTCCACGGCACCGAATCCCGGATCCACGTCGTTCGCCACGGCCGACCCCTTCGCGGCCGAGTGATCGCCGTGGGGCCGGGGCACAACCCCATCAAGTACAAGCCCAATGCGCAGGGCAAGCGCGCGCAGATGGACTACAGCAAACACTTCCGCCGCACTGAGCTGCGCCCCGGAGATGTCGTGGAACTGGGTGGCCTGAACCAGTACGACGGCAAAGGCTATCAATTCACCGAAGTGATCTACAACGGCGAGCACCACGTCATTTGCAGCGAGCGGGACGTGTGCATCGTGCGTGATGACCTGAGGGCAGCATGAGTCGCTCAGGAGCAAAGAAGGTGAACGAGCGCAGCCTTCAGAACCTTAGGCCTTTTCCGAAGGGTGTCTCGGGCAACCCTGGAGGTACCCCCAAGGGGTTACGCAAAACGCTGCAGGGAGACTTCCTGCGCGAGTTGTCGAAGGACTTTGGAGCACACGGCGCCGAGGCGATCCGGCAAGCCCGTGAAGATGACCCGCTCGGTTACATCCGCACGATCGCAGCCTTGATGCCCAAGGAGGTCGAGCTCGTACGTCCGCTCGAAGCTCTGAACGATGACGAACTTAGCGCCATTGCTGAACAACTCCGATCCGCGCTTGGTGCTGGCAGCGTTCGAGCAGGAGATAGCACTCCGCGCAGCCCGACGGAAGTTAACTAGCTATGCCCCGTACCCCAAGCAGCGTGACTTCCACGCAGCAGGCCGTACACATCGCGAACGTCTGCTCATGGCTGCGAACCAGGTGGGCAAGACACTCAGCGCTGGAGCTGAAGTCGCCATGCACCTTACCGGCCGATATCCCGACTGGTGGCATGGCTACGTGTTCAGCAAGCCCCCCGCGTGGTGGTGTGGCGGTGTTACCTCCGAATCGACTCGTGATAATCCGCAACGAATCCTGCTGGGTCGTGTCGGCGCTTGGGGGACTGGAATGATTCCCCACGACGCACTCAAGGGTGAGCCGGCCATGCGCCGCGGTGTCGTCGGCGCGGTGGACAGCGTGATCTGCCGCTTTGGCGGTGGTGGTGACATTCAGTCAGGCGACAGCTCGCTCGCGTTCAAGTCTTACGACCAGGGCCGCGAGAAGTGGCAGGGGGAGACCCTCGGCGGCGTCTGGTACGACGAGGAGCCCCCCGAGGACATCTACAGCGAGGGACTCACACGCACGAACGTGGGTCTCATGCCGAACCTCATCACGTTCACGCCGCTCAAGGGCATCACAGGCGTGGTGAAGCGCTTCATCATCGACAAGGTGCCTGGCACACACGTCACTCAGATGACGCTCGAGGATGCCGCGCATTACTCGCCAGAACAGCGCGCCGCGATCATCGCGACGTATCCCGCATTCGAACGTGAGGCCCGTACCAAGGGCATCCCCCAGCTCGGGAGTGGCCGTGTGTTCCCGATCGACGCAGACGAAATCACCGTCAAGGCCTTTCCCATCCCACAGCACTGGGTGCAGCTCGGAGCGATCGACTTCGGATGGGATCACCCTTCTGCTGGCGTCCGATTGGCTTGGGATCGCGACGCGGATTGCATCTACGTCGTTGCGGCTCATCGGGCTCGCGAGCAGACACCTGCGATGTTCGCTGCTGCGGTGAGACCGTGGGGCGATTGGCTGCCGTGGGCATGGCCCCACGATGGTCTGCAGCATGACAAGGGATCTGGCGAGCAGCTGGCCGCTCAGTACCGCGCACAGGGCCTGCGCATGCATCCCCAGCGTGCGACGTTCGAAGACGGCTCGTTCGGTGTGGAGGCTGGCATCGCGGAGATGTTCGATCGCATGCAGACAGGCCGGCTCAAGGTGTTCTCGCACCTCAACGACTGGTTCGAAGAGTTCAACCTGTATCACCGCAAGGATGGGCTGATCGTGAAGGAAGGCGATGACCTTCTCAGCGCCACACGCTACGGCGTGATGATGCGGCGGATCGCGACCGTCCAGGCAAAGACAGCCACCAACGCAGT